TCGTTATCCTGATACAGATATCTCTTAGATCCGAAAAATTGGTTTAAGTATTCTTTACATGCGCTATCGGTTTTAGGCATTTATGCTTCCTGCCATTTCTTAAACATTTGGTTATAAGTATTATCAAACCAGTACGGATCACGTGAATGTTTCTGAGGTACATTAAACAAATGTGGCTTCTTCTTACGTAATTCAGCCTCTTTACGTCGTTGTCTAGCTATTTCACGTTCTCTAGCCTCTCGTTGCATAATTCTGGATAACACAATTTCTTTATACTCAGCTAAGCGCATGCCATAAGGTGCGTTTAAGGCTTCTAACAACGCCCAGCCACCTCGTACTCTTTTTGCAACCATTCCTGGAGTTAAACCATTCTTTTTTATCAATTCATTTTCATGTTCGGTAAATTTATACGGTTTACCGTTAATCTTTACGATACTCATTTATTCCACCTCTATATATGCATGTCTTATTGTTATGCTGTCATATTTTAGTAATTCGTCCGGATTTTTATCTAAACGCTCTGCTAGCATATCTTTTTCATCATCGACATCATCGAAACGCTGATATTCAACTTCTGTAAGTATCCTTATATCAATCGTTGCATTTATATATGCTTGTTGTTGCATTAGATCACTTCATTTCTCTTTTTCTTTTACGTCTGACTTTCACTAAGTCCTCATATACCATCCATTCTTGACCTGTGTATTTAGGCGCTTTACATATCCACGTTAAATTCACATCTCTATACTGATATCTGAATATCTTCGCTTTGATGTTGGCAACTTCAGTCGCCTTACCTTTAACGTCTATAACTTCAACCAGTTTCCCTTCCTTCCACAAAGAGAAATCGGCTATATACGTAATCGGTCTTTGTTTCCCGAATTTAGGTTGTAATTCAAATTTCGGTTGTATTTCGATACGATCATAGTTAGTGCCATTCATATTACTTTCTAAATATTGGTAATATTCGCACTCTACTTTGCTATCAAATACAATTCCTTTGTACTCAACTTTCTTAGCATTGTATTTACTCATTGTGCCACCTCTAAATATCAAATATCGTTGCTTGCAATCCTAGCTCTTGCTCATATAGAAGCCCGTGAGCGCCTTTGAATCGTTTTAGGTCACTATCAGTCATAATTTTCTTTTCGTCGCTGAAATGGGCTCCTGTGAGCGAATAAACTTCATTTACGTTGTCTTTATACTTGATGACCTTAATATCTTCCGTGCCATCTTCTCGGTATAAGTAATATTTTTCTTTCGGCATTTTTTAACACTCCTTAATGTGTGTTTTCTTCCAGTTGATTTCATTCATGATTTTCTTTTCAACTCTGTCGTAATCATCGAAAGGCGATAACTCGTTATTGTCCAACAATCTATTGACCGCCCAACCAGTCTCGATATATACATTTGCTACAATCGGGTCGCTTTGCTTTGTCTCTTCATACATCGATTTCAATAAGCTTTTGAATTGCATTATATTCATGTGAAAAACCTCTGAGTCTTCTTGTAATACTCAAATTCAATTATTCCGGTTTCGCCGTCTTTGTTTTTGGCTATGTTACATTCAACAATAGATTTGCCAGTGATACTGTCATCTTCGTCACGGTTATAATAATCATCACGGTAAAGTAGCATCGCTAAACTCGCATCTGCTTCTATTCCGCCTGATTCTTTCATGTCCGATAGCATTGGTCTTTTATCCTGTCTAGACTCGACACCACGATTCAGTTGTGAAAGTAGTACGATGATTGCGCCTGTCTCGTTAGCGATTATCTTTAAGTCACGTGATATCTTTTCTACTGCTACACGTCTATCAACTTTCGCATCAGTATCCATCAGTTGAAGATAATCTATAAAAATAACTTGTTGCCTGTCTGAATGCCTCATTGCTTGCGCTCGCACATCTTGCGGTGTGATATTACTTTTATCAGAAATATCGATGCCTAATTTCATGATTTTATCCATCGCATTCGTTAACTTTGTTAAGTCATCCGGCGTTAAGTTCCTGATTTCTTTTATCTTTGTTAACTCAATACCAGTAATTGTTGATAACATACGTTTCAATACTGATGTGCCAGTTGTTTCGAGACTAAAGAAAGATGTTTTGTATCCATTTTGTGCTATGTTCAGCATCATGTTTAATGCAAAACCTGTCTTACCCACTGAGGGACGCGCTGCGATGACGATTAATTGCGACGGCTCCAATCCCCCTATTTTGTAATCCATGAGCTTATAACCCGTCTTAATTTGCTTCTTAGGGCTATCGCTGTATAACTCATCGACAAACTCCTCAACAAACTTCTTGGTTCCGTCTTCTTTTCTGTTAGTAATTGTTTTTAAATCCTTGAGTTCATCAATCAAGTTGTTAAAGTTTTGGTTCGTAGGTTGTTGTTTGAACTCAGTGACCAACTCATTCGCTTTGTTAATTTGATAACTTTCCAATAATTCTTGTTGGTAACGTTCAAAGAAGCCGTATCCAATGAAATCGGAGTTATAAAGTTTAGTTATAGTATCTGCATCTAAAAATTCTTTATCTTTAGTTGCTTTTAAATAGATTTCTTGATGATCTATCTTTCCGGCGTCCATTACATAATTGAAAAAGGTTTTAAACTTTTCGTTAGTAAACATGTAATCTTTAACTCTTATCTTTTCTAGTACGTCCGGTTGTTTAAGTAGCGTAGCGATTATTGTGCTTTCAATTTCAAATTGTCCGTAATTCATTCGTTATCGCCCCCAAATTCTGCCAACTTATTCATGAAGTTATCTAGCGCTATTTTTCTTTGTCTGACATATTCGGGGTCATTCTGCATTTTCCATTGGTGTGTAGCGGTTTCGTTGTCTACCGGATCGATAGATACTTTTTTAGGTGCCTTACGCATGATTGCTGGTAGGTTAGGCGGGTACGGGTTGTTACTGTTGATATATCCATCTACAGCTTTTACAGTTGGTTGATAATCTCCGTTTTGACTTAATACATCAATCCACATTTCTAACTTTGGTTTATCAAAATCGATGTTGTATACGTACCTAACTTTTTTAATAATTTTTAATGCTTGTGTTTTGCTCATCGGCATTAGTCATCACTCAATTCTTTTTCCATTTGTGCTATGACATCATCAGTAGTTTCTTTTTTAGAGTTACGAGGTTTCAATTTGTTTTCAGCACTTTCTTTATCTGAAACGCCTTCTTTATTCCAGTTCTTTAATACAGTTAGTAAGTAATTCAGACCTTTGTTGTTTTCTTTGCAGTAATCGGTAGCGACTTTTACTATTTCGAACTGATCTTGCTTAAATGATTTAATTTCGTGTTCTAACTGTTCTGCTTTTAAAGGGTTTTGTATAATTTCTAAATTGGTACTAATATACTTAAATGACTTTGAGACGTCGTCTGTCTCTCTATGTTTGTTAGTCTCTGTGTAGTCTATGGTATTGGTCGTATCATTTTGATACACTCCATCGTCTCTTTTTGATACACTCGTCGTATCATTTTGATACGATGGTCGTATCATACCTTCAATAGTTTGATAATTAATGGTGTACCACTTCGTCTTATCAAATTTAGCTTTGTTATAATTGCCTATGAGCAACAAGTTTTGTTTTTCAAGACTGTATATTGTTCTTTTTATAGTAATCAAAGACCAAAACGGAAATTGTTTTCGCCATTCTGGATATGAATTGAATATCCAAGTTTTACCATCGTATTTATGTTTTGAGTTGTTTAACCAATAATGAATTTGTTGCAATACTATTGCTTCGTTTAATCCTATTAATTCAGCTAATTTCGGTAATACTTGTATCGGATAGTCATCTATTAGTAACTTATTCATTTTTCTCTCCTTTCAGCATTTTATTGAGCCTCTCATCAACTTTTATCCACGAGTCATGCAAGTGATATTTATCATCAAACGACTTAACGCCAATTGCGTGCTGTTCATTATGATGTTGTCTACACAGTGCTAACACATGTTTGTCGTAGTGATTCATTTTGTTTCTGTTCATGCCGCTACCGACTGCTTCATAATGTGCTAGGTCAGCGTGAGGCTTTCCGCATATTACACAGTTGCGGTTGATTGTAGCCCAATACAATAGTGCTTTATCTTCACTTAACAACTTGCTTGTTTCTATGCTCATAGGTATTTGATGATGAAACATAAACGCTATAATCAGTTCTATTAACTCCCTTGCAACTTTCATAGAACAGTCGCGCAGACTGATTTCTTCATAACCTTTCATAATTTCCAATTCTGTTTGTAATAATTTTCTAGTTGATTCTACTGGTTCGCCCCAGTGAAGTTCTATATCTCTACACATTGCGAATATTTTTTTGCGTTGTTCTATAGATAGTTTTTTATTATCCGGAACCTCTACTTCTGCTTTTAGTGGATATCCGTTTTCTAGTAAGTCAATGTGACTTTGTTCAAGTTCAACACCAGTAGCAACGACGGAATAAGTGCCGTCATTGTCTTTCTGGTATCTTGTAATGTATTGCATTTAAACCACACCTTAAAACGCTAAATCTTGGTCGTCATATCCAAATTGGCCACTGCTTTCAAATGGATTGCTTTGTTGAGACATTGATGTTTGTTGTTGTGCCCCTTTATTTTCTTCAGCTTTTTGCTTATCTGTCTTCGGAATAGGTTTGTTAACAACATCATCGCCCTTTTTGTAAGGTTTAATAAATGAAAAATCCGTAAAATACTTACCTTCATCTTCATTGAATTTCCATTTCAATACCAAGTGACAAAACTTACCAATAAGATCATTGGTATCAAAATCTAAGCTAGGAAGATTTAACTTAATACCTAATCGAGTAACTAATTCAATCAATTGTTTTTCTTGGAAATCATATTTATACGGCGGTACAAATTGATTATGTTTATATTGTTTGCCTTCATCATTTTCAAATACGATTGTGAAATATCTATTTTCTCTATCATTGAATTCAATATTTTTAACTTTCACTGTGAATTCTCCAGCTTGAAACCCTGCTGAGCCGTTATAAAACTTTTCTTGATTTGTTTCTTTAGTAAATTGCGCTTGTCCTGTGATTTTCATAATTAAATACCGTCCTTTTTAGTTTTTTATTAGTTTCCGTTTTGTGCCATATCTATAATTTTTGAAATTGAAGCATTTTTAATACCTGGATTATTGATTGTTATTTGCGGATTATGCCTAACTTTAGTTGTATATAAATTAGAAGGTTCTACAGAAAACACATAATCGTGTGTCGCATTTCCGTTCTCATCTGTATGATCTTCTATAAATGTGTGTCCTATAATGTCGAACTGAGTTACTAAGTTGTTGTGTATTGCCGGTTGTACTTCAATTGATATTCTAGGGTTAATAATTTTTCCGTTCTCATCTTTATCTTCTGAGTTAAGCCCTTCATGTCCTGTAAGCACAACGTGAAATCCGAGCTTATCTTTAACCTTTAATAGGTGCCTAATCGAGTTAACAATTAATTTAGATGTTTCCCCATAATCTTGAATTCTTGCTTTTTTGACTTGGTGCGTGTTCATCACATGAGTCAGCGTTATATCTCTTAACTTTTGTGCTGTTTCAATTACAACCACATCAAGTAACTTTCCTCTTTGTCTAGCTGTATTTACAATCGATTCAATACTCGCAATTGTGTTTCTAAAAGCAATGTAATTGTCGACTCTCTTCACAAAACCTTGTCGCGTTACTTGAGTACCATCTTCGTGAATATCGATAATAAAAGCGTTGTTTTCTCTAGTGGCTAAAGTCGTCTTGCCGGTTCCTGATTTGCCATATACCATAATTGAATAATAGTTCTGAGTATCTTCATTAATTTCCTCAATACCTAGTTCTTGTAAAATATCTTGTTCCTCACTCATCACTTAATCACCAAACTTTCCGTTACCTTTAATTCAGCACCCGGAATATCTTTGCCAGCTTTCAAATCATCGATTAGTTGCTTAGAATTAAGCTTTGGCGCTTGTGATAGCCAATAATCCTTTGGAATAAGTTTTTCATCGATAATATTTTTACTAGCCCCGTTTTTGCGCTTGTAAATATGATTAGTAGCTGTGCGGTAACTATCTACTTCCTGTGTTTCTAACATCTCTTTTAAGTAATCTCTTAAACGATCAGTTAAATTTTGTTTTTGTTTTTTTAAATTTTGAAGTCGCTTAATCTCTTTATCTATGACATCTATGTCACCTAATGTTTCACGTCTCCAATTGACGATGTTATCTACTTTGACATTCATTTCTGCTTGGATAGAATCTAATGTGTCTTTTAGTAATGTTGGATCTAATTCATCTTGATTAGACATCTCTTTAAATGCTTCTGATAGCTCATATAGATTAGCCATCTATTAACGCCTCCCCTGCTAGTACTTTTTTAGCTTTCTCGTACTTAGTTAATAACGTACTGTCATCATCAACATTGTTGTGCATATTTATTGATGAAATTTTACCTAAGTAGTCATCGCTATAGTGCCAAACCCATATAATGTTGTACTTGTACTCCACTTCATAAGCAGTACTTTGTACACGTTCTATTAAGTCAATAGCCATTCGTTTAAATTTATGTGGTTTCATTTTGACACCTACCATTTCATGACTAAGTTAATTAGTCTGTCCTGTTCGTCTGTGTTCTCTTCAATCCATTCATCTATTGCTTGGTTGAATAAGTCTGATGCCATATCTAAGTCATTCTCATCTACGACATAAGCATGTTTAATTGGTACGTTGTTCATATCTTTAACTTGTATTGATATGCCCATATGACCTTTTAAAATGAATAGCTTAAAATCGAATCCGTTAACATGAATATTTTTGCGTATCATATCGCCTATTTCGTAATACATTGTTTTAGTCCTCCTTTTCGTCATCAATACCGAGAAATTTTTGTGATTTACACATTTGGAGAACATTGACAATGTCTTTATAACTCTTAGTGCTATCCAATAAGGAAGCAAGATCGAAAGTATGACCAATCACAGAACTTGAACCTGCTAAATAATCTCCGTCGATAACTCCTATTGATGAGAAAAGTAAAATATCAAATTTACTTTCTCCCTTAATTTCTTTCGCTAATTCATACAATTCTCCGCTTTTTTCAGATAATAAGTCTTTTATTTCGTCCTGAGTCATGTCTTTATAATTTTTAGTCATAGTTGACTTCCTCCTTGTTTCGTTTTATATTTAACTTGAAATTTTTCTTAAGTGCTTGATACTGTTACTTGTTGGCGCAAGCAGCAGTTTTTTTATTCTTCAAAAAAGTATTCCTTATAGAATATGAATGTTGCGATACTTGCGAATCCTGCAATTGACCACGCTGTAGTGAAGTATAAAAACGGCATGAGTACAATCGCTAAGACCGT